GGTAAGTCAAAGTTTAATGCTGCCAAGTTCCTTGCCAAAGCTGAGTGGAAAGATTCAGCATCCAAACGTGGACGACCCAGCAAAGAAGAAGTGGAGCGTGAAGTCAAGATCGCTGCCAAGTTAGACGCAGAGATCGGCGCAGATGCACAACGTCTTGGCCTGTCAGTGGTCAACGGAGATAAAGAATGAGTGGTGTATCCACTGAAGACATTCGTCGGGCTGCAGAACAAGACCTAATTACCTTTATCAAACTCATTGCACCTCAGACTGTCCTTGGTCATGTGCATGAGGAACTCTGTCATTGGTGGACCAGAGAAGAAGCCAAGTCACAACAGCTTACCCTCCTCCCCCGTGACCACCAGAAGAGCCGCATGGTTGCCTACAGAGTTGCATGGTACCTGACCAAACATCCTGACCACCGTGTCCTGTATATCTCTTCCACTTCTAATCTGGCAGAGAAGCAGCTTAAATTTATCAAGGATATCTTTACATCTAAAATCTATCAACGCTATTGGCCAGAGATGGTCAACAAGGATGAATCCAAACGAGAGAAATGGACAAACACGGAGATTGCCCTTGACCACCCACTACGTAAAACAGAGGGAGTGCGAGACCCTTCGATCTTTATTGCAGGCCTCACGACTTCCATTACTGGTCTGCATTGTGATGTGGCTGTGCTTGATGATGTTGTCGTGCGAGAGAATGCCTACACCCAAGAAGGCAGAGACAAAGTCAAACTGCAGTACTCTCTCCTGTCCTCCATCGAAGGTGTCGATGCCCAAGAATGGGTAGTGGGGACCAGATATCATCCTAAAGATTTGTATAATGATCTGATGGAAATGAATGAGGATATCTATGATGACGAAGGGGATGTGATAGACTTTGAGCCAATCTACGAAAAGTTTGAGCGTATGGTTGAGGACAGAGGTGACGGCACAGGAGAGTTTTGCTGGCCCAGACAACAACGACATGACGGGAAGTGGTTTGGTTTTGACAGACAGACCTTGGCACGGAAACGAGGAAAATATCTGGACCGAACTCAGTTCTATGCTCAGTACTACAACAACCCCAATAACCCTGAAGGTAGTGGCATTTCCACTGACAAGTTCCAGTACTACGATAAAAAGTACTTGACAAGAACGGGTGGAGTATGGTATCATAAAGGTACAAGATTGAACATCTTTGCTGCGATTGACTTTGCTTATTCCTTGACCAAGAAGGCAGATAGCACAGCCATCGTAGTTATCGGCGTTGATCCGCATAACAACTTCTATGTCCTTGACATTGACCGATTCAAGTCTGATAAGATCAAGGATTATTACGAAGCCATCCTACGTATGCATGTTAAGTGGGACTTCAGAAAGATCAGAGCCGAGGTGACTGCAGCGCAGAAGGCGATTGTACAAGAACTGAAGAACTCGTATATCCGAGAGAACGGTCTTGCTTTAAGCGTAGATGAACATTCACCAACCCGACATCAGGGTTCAAAAGAAGAAAGGATCAGGGCTATTCTGGAGCCACGTTATGACAACCTTGCCATGTGGCATTACCATGGTGGCAACTGTCAGATGCTGGAAGATGAATTAAGTCAAGAAAATCCACCACATGATGACATCAAAGATGCTTTGGCTGCAGCGATTGAAATTGCAGTTCCTCCTACTCAACAGACCAGAAGTAGGACAAACGTTGTTCCTATTTATAATTCTCGCTTTGGCGGCGTAGCGTACGCTTAACTAAGAGGTTCCAATGGCCGGTAAGACTATTGATATCCAAGAACTGATTGATGGCAAGGATGACTTTGCAGAGGCAATCAGTAATCACTTTGAACAGTGGAACACCTTCAGAGCCGCATGGCTGGCCGAGAAACGAGAACTTCGTAACTACCTATTTGCCACCTCCACCCGAGACACCACCAACTCCAAGCTTCCGTGGAAGAACTCCACCACCTCCCCCAAGCTGACCCAGATCAGGGACAACCTCCATGCCAACTATATGGCAGCGTTGTTCCCCAATGACAACTGGCTTCAGTGGGAAGCAGAGGATCGTGCAGCGGCAGATGGGCAGAAGAGGGCCACCATCGAAGCCTACATGCGTAACAAGACGCGACATGGTGACTTCCGTTCTATTGTCTCCCAGCTTGTCTATGACTACATCGATTACGGTAACTGCTTTGCCACTGTGGAATACTTTGACGAATCACGAGAAGACCCTGAGACTGGTGAGATCATCCCCGGTTTCGTTGGTCCTAAGCCGGTACGTATCTCACCGTACGACATTGTCTTCAACCCTGTGGCACCAGACTTCAACTCCACCCCGAAGATCATCCGCTCTGTTAAGACGATGGGTGAACTTAAGGTTGATCTTGAAGAACATCCTGAGAAGGGTTACCTTGAGGACGTTTTCAATCTGATTGAGGAGAACCGCACACGGGTTAAGTCTATCTCACAGAACGATATTTCCAAAAACGAAGGGTTCCAGATTGACGGATTTTCTTCTATCTACCATTACTACGACTCTGGCTATGTGGAGATTCTGGACTTCATCGGTGACATTTATCATAACGGTAAACTCTACAAGGATCATATCATCACCGTTGTAGACCGTGAACATATCATTCGTAAGGTGCCTAACCCCACATGGCGTAAGTCTTTGGTCCGTCATGCAGGGTGGCGTCTGCGTCCTGATAACCTGTATGCCATGGGTCCTCTTGATAACCTTGTCGGTCTGCAGTACCGTATTGACCACCTTGAGAACCTGAAGGCGGATGTCTTTGATCTTATCGCACACCCTGTGATGAAAGTCCAAGGATACGTTGAAGATTTTGAGTACGGCCCCAACGAACGTATTTATGTGGGGGATGATGGTAATGTGGATTTTATACGTCCAGATGCAACTGCTCTTAATGCAGATCAACAGATTATGGAACTTGCCAACCGGATGGAAGAGATGGCAGGTGCGCCTCGTCAGGCTATGGGCATTAGGACACCGGGGGAGAAGACGGCTTATGAAGTGCAGACCCTTGACAACGCCAGCGGACGTATCTTCCAAAACAAAGTAACGTACTTTGAAGAGACGTTCCTTGAGAAGATTCTTAACGATATGCTTGAGTCTGCCCGTCGCAACATGAACTCAAAAGATGTTGTGGCTTCTTTGGACAACGAACTTGGTATTCAAATCTTCCAAGACATTACCAAAGATGACCTGAATGGCAAAGGACGTATCTATCCTGTTGGTGCCAGACACTTTGCTGCCAAGGCTAACCTGCTTCAGAACCTGACCAACCTTTCTAACTCTGCAGTCGGCCAAGACCCCAGCATCAATATCCATCTGTCTGGTAAGAAGATTGCCAAACTTATTGAGGAAGTCCTTGACCTTGAGAAGTACGGTATCTATCAGGAGAACGTCCGTATCTTTGAACAGCAAGAGACGCAACAGCTTATTAACTCAGCACAAAGGGAAGTAGATGAGCAACAAGCCTTCGCCAACGAAATCGCAGGAGTTCCGTCTGCCGGTGGTATGGGTGTCCCACCTGAAGGAAGAGAAGGACCGGAAGGACTTTGAAGGTTATTTACGTAACTCAACCACAATTTTTGACAGACTGAGAGGTATCCTCCATGAAAAAAAACCAAAGCCGTCAAAGCAAGACTATGAAAAAGCAAGCTGGGCATACTACCAAGCCCACCAAAACGGCAGGGAAGAAGCGATCAAAGAAATACTAGACCTTATTAATTTTTATGTTGACAAATAAGCTCTAGTTTGTTATAATTATAGTATATTGTGAAATTATAGAAAGGACCATCTTTCACATGTCAGCCTTCGGTAATGAGACCCAGAACCAAGAAGCGTCACAAGAACAAAAACAGAACCCAAGTTTATTGGGCGAACTTGTCGGTGAAGATAAAAAGTTTAAATCGGTTGATGATCTTGCAAAAGGAAAAGTAGAAGCAGATCAGTTTATCGATCAACTCAAATCTGAACTGTCAGGACTGCGAGAGGAACTAGACAAGCGGATGACCTCCGAGGAAGTTCTTGCTAAGATTCGTGAAGAAGCAAACTCTGCTAATGCATCACAGGGGGATCAAACCAATCCTTCTCTTAGTGAAGAACAAGTTGCAGAGTTGGTTAAAAAATCTTTGGAATCGACTCGTACAGAAGAACAACGCCAAGCTAATCTTAAACAGGTAGACGATAAACTTGTTGAGATGTACGGTGATAAAGCTTCTGCAGAACTACAACGTAAGGCAAATGCACTTGGAGTCGGAGTAGACTTCTTGGCCAGCGTAGCGATGCAAAGCCCAGCAGCGTTCTTCAACACAGTTGGTATCAATGCTAACCAACAAACCTCTGCCGGTGTAACCACGGGTTCTATTAATACAGAATCCCTTGGCCAAGTCACAGGGGGCAACGGTCCCAAAGCCGGAAGCAAAGCTTACTTTGACCAGATGCGTAAAGAGAATCCAAGAACGTATTGGTCAGCTAAGGTTCAAAACCAAATCTTTGAATCGCAGAAAGCTGGGACTTACCAATAACCCAACTTTAATGAGGTAAAGTAACATGACTACGACTGCAAACGTCGATCATCTTACCCGCTCGGAAGTCTGGTCCTCGCAACTGAAAGACGTTCTTGAAGACGATCTGATGGCGACGGGCTACGTTAACTGGCTTTCTGAGTTCCCGGATGGCGACACCTTCTATATTCCGTCTATTGGTCAGGCACAGTCCTACACGTACACGGAAAACGACGGCATTCAATACAACCCACTGGACACTGGTCAGTTTCAATTTACCATTGACCAGTATGAAGCTTCGGGTATTTACATCACGAACAAAGCTAAACAGGACATGTTCTACATGAACCAGTTGGTTTCTCAGTTTGTGCCGAAGCAGCAGCGTGCTATTGAAGAAAAGGTTGAGGCCAACATTCTGGGTCTTCAATCTCAGCAGACGGCTTCTAACCTGAACAACATCAACGGCGCACCGCACCGCTTTGTTGCTTCCGGTACCAACGAAGTGTTCACCACGGCTGACTTCGCCAAGGCACGTTATAGCCTGAAGAAAGCCAACGTTCCGGACACAAACTTGGTTGCCATTGTTGACCCGTCGGTTGAGTACACGATCAACACTTTGACAGACATTAGCAACGTTTCAAATAACCCTCGTTGGGAAGGCATCGTTGCAGAAGGTATTGCAACGGGTATGAAGTTTGTCAAAAACGTGTACGGCTTTGACGTTTACTGCTCCAACAATCTGGCTGACGCTAACGAAACCATTAGCGGTAAAACCACTGCTGCTGGCAAAGCTAACATGTTCTTCTCGGCTGCTCCTGATGTTCTGCCCTTTATTGGTGCATGGCGTCAAATGCCGCAGGTCGATTCGGACTACAACAAAGATTATCAGCGCGATGAATACGTTGTCACCGCACGATGGGGTTCTAAACTCTATCGTCCGGAAAACCTCGTTGTTATCCTGTCTGATACAGACCAAGTCTAAGGAGGACATGAATCATGACTACTTGGGTAAATAACGACGGTCTGGAAGTTCGGTTCGGCTCCTCCAAAGCTGAGTCGTACAAAGGTGGTCAGCTTTCGACCATGAGTGATTCGCAGGAACTTCGCATTGCCATCACTGGCACGGATGTTCCCTCAGCGGACGCTCCGGTTGACAAGAAGGTTGCGATCCCCTCGGGTGCGTACATTGAGTCGGCCACCTTGGTCGTCACGACGGCGTTCACCTCGGGAGGCTCGGCCACGTTGGACATTGGTCTTATGACTGACGACAACGACGGCACCTACTCGACCAAAGACGACGATGGTATCGATGCAGCTATCGCAGTTGCATCCCTCACCGACAATGCTTCGATTGCTTGCAACGGCGCGTTGGTGGGTACCACGGTTACGGACAGCAACGGTCTTCCGATGCCTGTCTCGTACGGCTACGGCACCGCTGCCTTCACGGCTGGTGTTGCTGAACTGGTTATCAAGTACAAAGTTTCCTGATAACCCACACAGTGGCTGGGGAGTGGCCTAAAACGCTGCTCCCCAGTTCTTACTTCCTAGGAGTTGAGTATGCCTGACGTACAACACGCCAACCTTACTGGCGCTGAACTTCATGAACCTAAAGGAGTTGCTGGGGCTTCTGTAAATACTCTCTACGTTGCCAACGGTTCTGGTTCCGGTACATGGCAAAAAGTCACAGCTACCCAGATCGATGCTACCACTGTTAATAACCTAAACAAAATTGTACTTAATGTCCATCATGACAATCTGAGTACAGCTTCTTCTCGTTTTGTGGTGTCCCCTATCGCAGGAACAATCATAGCAATCTATTCAGTTATTGATACATCAATTGCAACTGCAGACACCGTCCTTTCATTCGAGATCGGTGGTGTTGCAGTGACCAACGGTAACATCACCATTGCCTACTCTGGTTCTGCTGCCGGGGATGTTGACTCTTCTACCCCCACCGGAAATAACACGGTATCTGCAGGACAGGCTATCGAAATAATCAGTAATGGTGGTACCACAACCTCTAACGCACATGCCCATATTTCAATTGTAATTGATGTGAGTTAAACATGGCCAAGCTTACCACCACTGATCTTACTTCACTCACCAACGAAGCATCTGCCGTTACCCAGATCAACAACAACTTTGCTGCTGTTGAAACTGCGATGGAGAATACCCTGTCCAGAGATGGGACTTCTCCTAATACGATGTCTGCTGACATTGACCTTAACGGTAATGATCTTCTTAACGTGGGTTCGCTGGGGATCAGCGGAGGTGTTACGCTTAGTGACATTGTTGGGTATGCAGAAGAGTGGGCAAATAAAGCTGAAGATAGCCTTGTCTCCACTGCCGCAGGTGGTGATGGCTCCACCGAGTACTCTTCCCTTCACCATGCAGCTAAGGCTTTAGCAAGCGCAACGGAAGCGGCCAATAGCGCAGCTGCCTTCGCCAACAAATACACCTTCTCAACCACGACCAGCATGGCCGACCCCGGCACCGGCATCCTACGGTTTAACAATGCCACCTACGCCTCGGTCACGGCTATCGCTATTGACGACCTGACGGCGGACACCAACAACCCCGACATCTCTCCGTACATCGTGACATGGGATGACAGCACGTCCGCGATCAAGGGCTTCCTGCATATCTTTGAACACCAGAACCCCGGCAACTTCGCGATCTTCTCGATCTCTGGCTTGACGGACAACAGCGGCTGGACGGAATTGGCGGTCAGCCATATCGCCAGTAACGGAACCATAGACAACGCTGACCCAATCCGGGTTCAGTTCAAACGCACCGGGGATAAAGGCGAAACTGGTGCGACAGGCGCGACAGGCGCAACCGGGGCCACTGGCCCAGCAGGGTTGGATGGGGAAGTCTCCATCGGCCTTCTTTTGGCCCTGAGTTAAGGAGATTTATTAATGGCCACAGCATACCAAAGCGTACAGGCGGCAACCACGGCATCGTTTGTGACGATGTACACGGCACCCGCACTGACCACCTCCATCGTCATCGGCTTTACGGCGGCGAACACAAACGCCAGCGCGGCAAAAGACTTCTCGTTGCAGAAGGTAGCGAGCGGGGGTGGGACGACGACGATCATTTGCAATGCGGTTTCGATCCCGGCAAACGATGGCTTCAACCCGATACAAGGGAAGCTGATCCTTGAGCCGGGGGATTACATTCAGATCAAAGGCACCGACACGGATATCGACGTGACGGCGAGCATTGTGGAGTTGACGTAATGGCTGGCTTCCTCGTAGGCGACCG